CTGGAATGATGGGACTATATGCCAATATCAATGCAAAGAAAAAACGCATCGAAGCGCAAAAGGCGGCTGGTAAAACTCCAGAGCGTATGCGTAAAGTTGGCTCGAAGGGTGCGCCTACTGCGGATGCGTTTAAGCAAGCAGCTAAGACTGCTAAAAAGAAGTGATTAAACGAGGCTCAGAGCAGTTTTCTGGCTATAACAAGCCCAAGGCTACTCCTAACCACCCAACCAAGTCTCACGCTGTTTTAGCGAAGTCTGGTGAGGATGTAAAGTTGATTCGTTTTGGTCAGCAAGGCGTAAAGGGTTCTCCTGATGGCACGAAGCGTAACGAAGCGTTTAAGGCTCGTCATGCGGAAAATATTGCCAAAGGCAAGATGAGTGCGGCATGGTGGGCCTCAAAAGTAAAATGGTAGCAACTAAGAAAAAATACACAAAATTGTGTAGTTCATGTGGTTCTGAACAATCATATGGAAGGCTTGACCACTATAAATCTGCTGTTAAAGGCGATTGGAAATGTAAATCTTGTTCTAATAGTAGTAACAATTTTTGTGGCAGACTTGGCCCAATGCCTTTAACATGGTTTGAAGTTAAAAGAAAAGGTGGAGTTTCTCGTGGTTTTGCATGGGATTTAGAGCCACAAGATATATTGGATATGTACCAAGAGCAAGAACAAAAGTGTGCTCTTACTGGATGGCCTATAAAATGGTCAGATAAAGGTTTGACAGCTAGTGTTTCAATTGACAGAATAGACTCAAGTGAGGGCTATATCAAAGGAAATGTTCAATTGCTACACAAAGATGTAAACATGGCAAAACAACAGTATTCTCAGGAGTATTTTGTTGAAATGTGTCAAGCGGTAGCAAATAAAGTCAAATGGTAAACAACTGGAGAATTTAAATGAGTAAATTAGCTCGTGATGATAATGGTCAAATAACGCAAATTTATCAACTTGGCACAACCCAAGTTATGACTGTTACTGGTTCTAGTGTTCAGTCTAATGCTATTGCATCAGATTGCACAATTATTCGTTTGGCAACAAGTAGTGGTGCTCATTGCCACTTTGAGATTGGCTCAAACCCAACAGCTTCATTGACAACAAGCCCAATGATGCCTCCTAATTCTGTTGGTTATTTTAAAGTTAATGGCGGTGATAAAGTAGCAGTTATTCGTGGTGGTACTGCTGTTGATATTTCTATTACACAGGTGGTCTAATGAAAACTCCTAAAATGAACAAGGCTGGTAAAGCTAAGGTGGCTAATGTCATGCACGAGTTTGGAATGGGTCAATTGCACTCTGGAAAAGGCGGTAAAGTCGTTAAGAATCCAAAGCAAGCCGTAGCTATTGCAATTTCAGAAGCTGCCAAAAAAATGGGTCGCTACAAAAGTAAGTGATATACTTAATCTGCTTAATGTGAGCAGATACTAACTTGACCAACCCTAGAGGAGTCAAACAAAATGGCACAAGTCGGAAGACCAATTAACAAACTACATCAGGAAGATGTACGCAAAAAAATTCAGGTAAGTCAATTACTAAATGTTTTGCAAAATCATGCACTTGGGGTAGACGAGGAGTTAAGCCCTACTCGCATGAAGGCTATTGAGATACTATTGCGTAAATCAATGCCTGATATGGCTTCAGTAACTATAAGTGGCGACTCTGACCAACCACTTCAGCACATCGTCACATGGGCGAAGTAATCGAAATCCCTTATGCACCAAGGGAACACCAGATCAAGGTTCACGACTTACTAGAAGCAAATAGGTTTGCGGTAGTAGTGGCGCATCGTAGGTTTGGAAAGACTGTAGCTGCGCTAAACCATCTAATCCGTGATGCGGTGCTAAACCAACGAGAGACACCTAGATACGCTTACATTGCTCCTACCTATGGACAAGCTAAGAGGGTGGCTTGGGACTATCTCGTTAAATACACTACACCGCTAGGTGGTACTAACAACATTTCAGAGTTACGAGTGGACTTCTGGGGTAGGCGTATCCAGTTATATGGCTCTGACAATCCAGACTCACTCCGAGGCCAATATTTTGATGGCGTGATTATTGATGAGGTCGGAGATCAAAACCCTAAGATATGGACAGACATTGTTAGACCTGCTTTAACAGATCGTAAAGGATGGTGTCTTTTCATTGGGACACCTAAAGGCCACAACCACTTTAAGGAACTGCGAGACAGGGCAGAAAAGGAAGATGGCTGGGGATTGTTAGAGTTCAAAGCATCAGAAACTGGCGTGGTGGATGATGTAGAGCTAAAGCAAGCCAAGAACGAGATGGGTGAAGATAAGTACCGCCAAGAGTTTGAGTGTTCTTTTGATGCGGCAGTAGAGGGTTCATACTATGGACAAATCCTGAATGAGCTAGAAGACAAGAAGCATATGCAGGAGATTCCTTGGGATGATATAAGCAGGACATTTACTGCTTGGGACTTGGGAATGGGTGACTCTACAAGTATCTGGGTAGCTCAGTTAGTAGGTTCAGAGATTAGATTGATTGATTACTACGAGAATCATGGCGTAGGCTTAGACCATTATGTGAAGTGGATTAAGGATAACGATTATCTTAAAGCGGAGCATATACTGCCACATGACGTAAGGGTCAGGGAGCTAGGAACTGGTAAGAGCAGACTTGAGATGCTTGAGGAAGCAGGATTAGAGGTCAAGATAGCCCCTAGAATGGGTTTAGACGATGGTATTCAGGCTGTTAGACGTATCCTACCTAGATGCTGGTTTAATGTGCCTAAAGTCCAGACAGGATTAAACTGCCTGAGAAACTACCGAAGAGATTATGATGAGAAGCGTAAGATATTCTATGAAAGACCACTTCACGATTGGTCAAGTCATGGAAGTGACAGTTTTCGCTACTTAGCCCTTGGATTGGATGAAGGTCAATCAACGTGGTCTAAGCCTATTAACTCAGCACCGAAATGGATTGTGTAATGTATGTAGAACGACAAGGGACTAATTTAGCCCCAAAAGTAAAAGAACTTGAAAACCGCATTGAACTATTGGAAAATGTGGTAAAAGAGTTACAATTACCGACAAGACCGAAACTTGGTCGCCCTCCAAAGGATGCACATGGAAACGAACGACTTGAAGTCGGTACTACAAGCTGAGATTGACGATTCAATCGGCTTTATTGAGAGCGAGACTGTTCAGCAGCGCAAGCAAGCGTTAGAAGCCTATTTGCGTCAGCCCTATGGTAATGAAGTCGAGGGTAAGTCTCAGATCGTAACTGGTGAGGTAGCAGAGGCCATTGATGGTGCGCTACCGAGCTTAGTCCGTATTTTCACAGGCTCAGAGAATATCGTTGTGTTTGAGCCACAAGGCCCAAGGGATGAGCCTACTGCTAAACAGGCTACTGACTACTGTAACTGGGTTTTCTCAAGGGATAACGAAGGCGTAGCTATCCTGCACGATTGGTTTAAGGATGCCTTGCTACAGAAGAACGGCATTGTTAAAGCGTATTGGGAAGATAAAGAAGACATAACCAAAGAGCGTTACTACGACTTGTCTAGCGATGAGTTAGCCATGCTTATGAGCGATGAGAGCATGGAGATTGTAGAGCAAGATACGACTGAGTTTCCAATATTTGACCCTAATGGTCAGCCAGTAATTGACCCAATGGGTATGCCAGTTATGGGTGCTACTCATAACATCGTAGTTCAAAAGAAGAAGGACTCAGGTAAGGTTACGATTGAGAACGTGCCTCCAGAGGAGTTCTTGATTAGCAAGAAGGCTAGAACTATTGCTGATTCTCCTTTCATTGCTCACAGGCAGATGTTAACTCGTAGCACCTTGATGGCTATGGGTTTTAACAAGAAGCAAGTAGAAGGCTTGCAGATGGGTGATGCTTTGGCTTATACACCAGAGCGTGTGGCTCGTTTCTCAGCGGGTGAGCAGCCATACCAAGTTCAGACTGATGACCCATCAATGCAAGAGATTGAGGTGTTTGAGTGCTATGTCAAAACTGATATAGATGGAAAAGGAATTGCATCACTCGTTCAAGTGTTTTACGCATCAAACGAGATTCTTCAGGATGCCAAGGGTAAGGAAATGGTTGAGGAAGTGGACTATGTTCCTTTCCACTCTATTTGCCCGATACCGATTCCGCATAAGTTCTTTGGTAACTCTTTGGCTGACAGAACGACAGACATTCAATTAATCAAGACTACCATTACTCGCCAGATGCTGGATAACTTGTATCTGACAAACAATGCTCGTGTTGTTGCTGTGGAAGGACAAGTAAATCTTGATGACTTGCTTACATCTACTGCTGGTGGTGTTATTCGTGCTAAATCTCCTAACGCTGTTCAGCAGTTAGTAGTTCAGAACGTAGCATCTCAGGCTTTCCCGATGCTTCAGTATCTTGACTCTGTGCAGTCTAAGCGTACTGGTGTATCTGATGCTTCACAGGGCTTAGACCCATCTATCTTGCAGAACGTAACTGCTGCTGCCGTGGCATCGATGCAACAAGCTGGCGCAGGTAAGATTGAACTAATTGCTCGCATCTTTGCTGAGACAGGCGTTAAGTCTCTGTTTAAAGGCATCTTGCATCTACTGTGCAAGTACCAAGACAAGCCTCGTTTGGTGCGTATGCGTGGAGAGTTTGTAGAGTTTGACCCTAGAACATGGGCTAACCAATACGATGTTGCTATCAACGTAGGATTGGGCGCAGGAAATCGTCAAGAGCAGATGGCTATGCTGTCTATGGTTCTTGCTAAACAAGAGCAGTTAATTGCTCAGTATGGCCCTGCTAATCCTTATGTATCTCCTGCTCAATATCGTTCTACTCTAGGGCGCATGGTTGAGTTGGCAGGATTTA